ATCATACGACTTTAACGTACTAAATGCAATCAACGATGGTGCTGCTACTATAGATGGCACATTAGGTGTTGCAGGTACTGCTATATCTGGTAATACAGGTGACGAAATAGCAAACTACCTTAGTACAGCAGCTCGTGTGTTAGATGACAATGACGTTCCGGGTGAAAACCGTTGGCTTTGTGCCAGTCCTCAGTTCTTTGAAATATTAAGACAGGCTGACTCAAAAATAATGGATTCATCTGTAACAGGTGGGACATCTAATTTGTTTAACGGTCAAGTAACAGATAGAAAGATACATGGTTTTACTTTGTATCAGACTAACACTATGGTTGTGGGATCTGTAGGATCAGCAGCAGCAAATACATTTGGACCTTCAGGAACAGCTACTGAAGCTGATGTCTTGTTTGGACATATGTCTGCAGTGGCTACTGCTTCACATATTGCTAAAACAGAAGTAATACGTGATCCAGATAGTTTCTCTGACATAGTTCGTGGTTTACACGTATTTGGTCGTAAAGTACTTCGTGGTTCAGCAACAGGAACTGGCTACAAAGGTGTATTCACTGGTGTAGTGGATTTAAATACATAAATTAGAAAGGATTAATATAAAATGGGTACATTAAATGTAACCGGTGCCGGTGGCACAACAGGTCATCCTTCTAATGGAAGGATACCTTATTTAGTTGAGAATACTATTGATTTATCTCAACTTAGAGCTGGTACTGGACCAGACAATGCAGACGTTTTACAAGTACTAGACATACCTGCAGAGACTTTAATTATGGAAGCTGGAATAGAAGTGATAACTGCACTTTCTAGTTCTGCTACTATGGATATGGGTATTACAGGTGGAGACGTTGATATTTATGTTGACGGTGACGGTAATGCAACAGGTTATGGTGCATTAACTGCAACTGCTAGACATATAGCAGCATCTGCAGATACTTTAGACATACTTATCGGTGGTGCAGATTCATCTGCTGGTAAAATTAGAGTGTTTGCTGTTATGTGTGATGTTTCAGGAAGTTCTCAAACTGACACAAATACAGACTCTCAACATGATACTGTAAGTTAGTACTAAACAACTTTGGGGGAGAGGTTATTCTTCTCCCTCAATTTAAGTAAAGGAATATCTATGGCAACAATAGATTTAAGATCTACACAAAAAATATATAAGCCTAAACCAGCTACAGACAATAGAATAGAAGAAATGGAAATTCGTTTAAAATCCATTACACAAATATTAAATACAATCTTAAAAAAATTGGACATCTAATGGTTAAAAAAGGTTTATATGCTAACATTAACGCAAAGAAAAAAGCTGGGACAAGTAACACAAAAAAGAAATCTACTATCTCAACAAAAGCTTACAAAAACATGCAAGCTGGATTTCCAAACTCAGCAAAAAACAAAGCTAAAAGAGCTAGGGGATAGCTAGTGGCTAGGTCTCCAGCATGGCAAAGAAAAGCAGGAAAAAACCCAACGGGGGGATTAAATAAAAAAGGAGTGGCTTCTTACAGAAAAGCTAATCCCGGATCAAAATTAAAAACAGCTGTAACAACCAAGCCATCAAAGTTAAAAAAAGGATCAAAGGCAGCAAATAGAAGAGCAAGTTTTTGTGCTAGAATGAAGGGGATGAAAAAGAAACTAACCGGTGCAAAAAAGAAGAATGATCCTAAATCAAGAATTAATAAAGCATTAAAAAAGTGGAATTGTTAAATGAAGGGTGTAAAGCATTATACTAAACAGGGTAAAGTTCACAAAGGGACCACACATAAGATGCCTAATGGAACATTACATTCTGGTAAGACACACAGCAAAAGTAGTAAGAGATTATATCATTATAAAGAGCTTACTAAAACTGCACAAACTGTAGCAAAAAAACAATAGGGATAGAATAGTGTCAACAACATATCTAGTATTAGTAAATAACGTGTTAAATGAATTGAATGAATCAGAATTAACAGCTTCTAGTTTTTCTAGTAGTAGAGGTGTGCAGACTGCTGTAAAGAAATTTGTAGTAAAAGCTATGAATGAAACTTACAATTCTTTATCAGAGATACCTGATCTGTACAAATCTACTCACCAAGTTACCAATGCTGGACAAAGGACCTATGCCCTACCTACTGCTGCTTCTCCTCAAAGTACAGATTTAGCTTACAGAAAAATGGATTGGGATACATTTAGACTTGTACCAAAAGAACTGCTAACAAATGGAGAGTTTACATCAGCTATAAGTAGTTGGACAACTATAGCAGGGGCTGGAAGTGCTGCATATAATTCTGGTGGAAATGGTCGATTAAGACTTAACGACTATGCTGCTCATCAATCTTTCTCTACAGTAAAGAATACAACGTATAGAATACAGGTAAGAGTTTTTGATTCAAACAGTACAGGGCAAGCATTGAAAGTACAAGTAGGTACTTCTGCTGAAGACACCACTAATCTAAACACAACATTGACTGTGTCTGACTTTGGGTCTGGTAATGCTTTAGATACTACATTTACAGCAACAGCACAGACTACATTTGTTACAGTAAACAATCCATCTACAGCAACAAACATGGATGTAGATTACATAAGAATATCAGAAGATATACCTGTAAAAAAATTAAGGTATATAACCTATGATGATTGGAATACAAAGTTTTTAGAAAAAGATTTAAAGAACTCTAAAGATTGCTTAGGTGTTCCAGACTATATATATGGAACACAAGATAAAAAATTTGGACTATCTCCTGTACCAGATCAAAGCAACTACTCTATAGAATATGAGTATTGGAAAATACACACAGACTTATCTGCACATGGAGACACTATGGATTTAGATGATAGGTTTAAATCTGTAATTACTACAAGAGCAAAATACTATGCTTACATACTTCGTTCTGATCCACAAGCTGCACAGATGGCTTATGAAGAATATAAAAGCCAAATGCAAATGCTACGATCTGAGTATATAAATACAAAATCATACATGAGGGATACCAGAATATAAATGCCTGATACTTCATATCAAAAACCATTTACAGCCAGTTGTGCAGGAGGCCTTGTACTTAATAAAGATGTGTTTACTATGCAACCGGGAGAAGCTTTACAATTGTCTAACTTTGAGCCAGATATAACTGGTGGATATAGAAGACTGAACGGGACTACTAAGTATAACTCAACTATTGTACCACAAGTAGCAAATGCAGATGAAAGAATATTGATGTCTGTAATATTTAATGATTTTATAATTGCAGCAAGGGGTGGAACAGTATATACTGGAACAACAACTGGTAGCTGGACAAGTAGAGCTACAAGTAAAGGCACTACGTTTACTTACGATTTTGATAAATTTAACTATGATGGTACAGATAAAATAATAATTGCTACAGGAGCATCTGCAGCTTTTACATTAAATTCAAGTTACTCAGAAGATATAATAAATGCAACAGGTGGAGGTACAGCCCCTACCAACCCTAAGTTTGTAAAGTCTTTTGCTAACCATATGTTCTACGGTGGCATGTCTAACTCTACACACAGTGTTATATTCTCTGGACCATTTACAGAAGATGATTTTAACACAGGTGCTGGTGAAATAAAAGTTGGTGATGTAGTTACAGGATTAAAAGTTTTCCGTAACGAACTATTTATATTTTGCCAAAGAAGAATTTATAAAGTAGTAGGAACAAGTTCAAGTGATTTTCAACTTGCCGAAGTAGCAAAGAACGTGGGTTCAATAGCTAATAATTCAATACAGGAGCTAGGTGGTGACATTATATTCTTATCTGCCGATGGTATCAGAACAATTGCTGGTACAACAAGAATTGGTGACGTGGAGCTTGGAACTGTTTCTAAACAAATCCAAGATAGAATCAATGATATCACTTACGATAATGTTACCTCTTTGGTAATAAGAGACAAGTCTCAGTATCGTATATTCTACCCTCTTACCGATGGTTTTGAAGGATCACAAAAAGGGTTGATTGCAACGATTAAAGTTAATCCTAACTCTCAACAGATGGGTTTTGAGTATGCTGACATAAAAGGATTAAAAGTATCTTCTTGTGATTCAGATTACATAGATAATGTAGAAACAATAATACATGGTGGCTACGATGGGTACATCTACCAACAAGATTCAGGTAATGTTT